CCAGATGTTTGGGCAGCATTGATGGGCTTCACAGACGATAACAAGCGTCCTCTATATGCGGCAGGAAATCCTCAGAACAATTCAGGTGCAGTTTCAGTAGGTTCTAATGTTGGAAACGTACTTGGTACAGACCTCATCGTAGATCACAACATCACAACAGCAGGCGTCATTGATGATTCAATGTTCCTTGTTGCTCCTGGTTCTGTCTATACATGGGAATCACCTACAACTGAACTTCGCGTCAATCTTCTTGGCACAGGTCAGATTCAGATTGCACTTTATGGTTATCTCGCAATTTACGTTGGCAAATCAGGTAAGGGCGTTCGTCGCTTCAACCTCACATAAGCAATACCCTAAGTCGCTTAGAGGGGCTGCCAGAGCCCTTGCAGTCCCTCTAAGTCTTTAGAAAGGATAACAATGAGTACAACGACAGTTGCAGAACTTAAAGCAGCTCTTGGCGTTGGCAGTCTTTATTCAGACGCCACGATTCAAGAAGTTTGCGATGCCGCTGATGACGTATTGTTGCCTTTTCTATGGAAGAACGAGAATTACAATATAGCTCACAGCAACACAACCACAGAGGGAACTCTTTACTTTGAAGAAGTAGTTACCGGCACATACTACGTTGGACAGTCAGTAACCATTACCAAGAACGGCACTCCTTTTAATGGCACAAAGACCATTACAGGCGTTGGTGAAAACACCATTACTTTTGCGGTGACTGGTAGCCCTACGGCTGCTGAATACCACCCTTGCGTTCCTTTTGGAATTGTCTCTGGCGTAACACAGAATACCTATGCAACAATCCCAGCAGTTAGAGAAGCAAGTCTTATGATTTGCGTATCTATCTGGACTGCTCGTCAGACTAACTCTGGCAATGGTATGCAACCCGACGGATCTATGGGCAACATGTATTCCATGTCCTCACAGCTCATCGCTCGCGTTCGAGGACTTATTGCTCCCTACTTGAGCCCTAATTCAATGGTGGGCTGATGCCAGCGATAACTACACTCCGCACAACTATTGCATCGGCTTTAACCGATAACTCGCTGTACTCTGTATTTAGTTTTCCACCTGCCACGCCTATTGCTAACAGCCTCATTTTGACTCCGGCAGACCCGTACATTGTGCCTACCAATAATGACTACACAGCAATAGCGCCTATGGCTAACTTTACGATTTCTATAATTGTTCCTTTGCTTGATAACCAGGGCAACCTTGCTGGAATAGAAGCTGACGTAGTTCGCGTCTTTGCGCTTCTTGAGGCTTCCAGCATTGTATTTAATGTAGGTAGCGTCAGCGCGCCAAGCGTCCTGTCAATCGCTACAGGTGATTTACTGACTTGCGATATTGCAATCAGTACCCTTACGGAATGGAGCTGATCATGACCGATCTAGCACAATGGGAAAAAGAAAACGAAGCGTTCCTGATTAAAATCGGTCAGGTAGCGCCAAAGGCAGAAACAAAACCAACAACTAAGAAGGACGAGGAATAACCAAATGGCAGTTTATCTAAGCAATGGAGTGGTTCTAACTGTTAACGCGGTTGATCTCTCAACATTAGTTTCATCTGTAACAATTAATCGCTCATTTGATGAGCTTGAGACAACCGCGATGGGCGATTCTGGTCATCGTTTTGTAAAAGGTTTGGAAGCATCTTCTATCACCATTGATTTCTTTAACGATGATACAAGCTCAAAGACACTTCAGACATTGAACTCATCTTCAGTATGGGGCAACAACGTTACAGTCACAGCAAAACAAACTTCTGCTGCAACATCTGCAAGCAACCCTCTTTACACAATGACATGCCTTGTCAATAACACAACACCAATCAATGGTGCAGTTGGAGACCTTTCAACTCAATCTGTAACTTGGAACGTATCCGGTACAATCGCAGTAACAACTTCCTAATAACTAACAAAGGGGCTAACAATGGCAAAACTCAAAGTAACAAGGGCTGATGGACAAGTACAAGAGTTTGAGATAACTCCGGTACTTGAATATAGCTTTGAACAATATGCCAAGAAGGGCTTTCATAAGGCTCTTATTGAGGATCAGAAGCAGTCAGATGTTTACTGGCTGTGCTGGGAAGCAATTAGACGTTCGGGTGAAACAGTCAAACCTTTCGGGGAATCATTCCTTGAGACACTCAAGTCAGTTGAGGTCTTAGAGTCTGACCCTTTAGGGTAGATCGGAACTCCCTCACCTATCTCGCAGCTCGCTTGAGTTACGAGTATGGAGTTCCTTTCCAAACCATTGTCGAACTACCGGCAGCGGCGTTTAAGGCACATATAGAAGTCCTGAAGGACTTAGCAAAGGAGCGTAACGATGCCAGTAGAACTACAAGGCGCGGTCGCTCTTAGAAAAGCCTTGAAGGAATACACTCCTGACCTTGCTAAAGAAACCCAGAAAGAAGTTGCTGGACACTTGCGCAAGGTAGTCAATCGCGCTCGTGGATTCGTTCCTTCTGAATCCCCTTTAAGCGGCTGGGCTAACCCTGTAGGTGAGTGGGAGTATCGAGCCTTCAACGCTGGTGTCATACAAAAAGGCTTGGGTTATTCCACAGCTCCAAGCAAGCCTAATAAGCGCGGCTTTAGAACTCTTGCTCAAATATTTAACAAGTCTGCTGCTGGAGCAATCTACGAAACAGCAGGACGCAAAAACCCACAAGGCTTGCCAGCGGCTCGACGTACTATTGCAATGCGCAATGGCGGCATAGTCCCAGCATGGGAATCTGGCAAAGATGTTAATAAGTCAGCCAATCCGTATGCAGGACGTCAGTTTATCAATGCCCTTCCACCATTGGTTGATTCACAGCAATCCAACAGCTCTGGTCGTAGAACGCGCAAGACTAAGGGTCGCTTGATGTTTAGAGCATGGGCAGAGGATCAAGGCAAAACCACAGCGGCGGTAATCAAGGCTATCCAGAACGCAAACAACAAGGTCATTGTCAAGACTAACGCTTTAGGCGAAAAGTCATTTAGAGTAAGGGATAAGGTCTAATGGCTGGAGCAACTGATCTAGCAATCCGGATTGCCACTACCCTTGATTCCACAGGCATCGTCAAAGCCGATAAATCAATTGGCAAGTTAGAGAAGTCAGTAAAGAATTTCAGCAGAGTCCTTGGCGGCGTTGCCTTTGCTGCTTTCGCAAAGAAGTCACTTGCCGCTTTTGCAGCTGATGAAGTAGCAGCCACTCGCCTCACAATGGCAGTTAAAAACCTTGGGCTTGAGTTTGCCAATCCTCAAATTACTACTTACATCGCCAATCTTGAGAAAACTAGCCAAGTGGCAGATGACTTTCTTCGCCCGGCTTTTCAAAGACTATTGCAGCAAACCGGATCATTAGCCAAGTCTCAATCTATTCTTAACACAGCCATCGAAGTATCGGCTGGAACAGGCTTGAGTTTGACTTCTGTGTCAGAAGATTTAGCCAAGGCTTACTACGGGCAGACTCGTTCGCTCAAGAAGTATTCTCTAGGACTGACAGAAGCAGAACTTAAGGCTAAGTCATTCTCTGAAATCCAAGATATCCTGAACAATAAGTTTACCGGCTCAAACGCTGCCTATCTCAACACCTATGCAGGTCAGTTGGGTGTCTTGTCTCTAGCGTGGAACAACCTTCAAGAGAACGCTGGCAAGGCTCTATTTACCCTTGCAGGGGCTAGTGGAGACCAATCTTCCGGCGCTCGCAGACTAGGTGGACTTCTCGATGCTTTTGGTGCTGGAACAATCGAAATTGCTAAAGTTCTCAACAATGCAGCCACAGCCTTTGGGCAAGCATACTTTGGCGTAGGAACTCAAAGACCTGATGCGCCACCTCGCGCTTTACCTGGTCAAGAACTATTTCGTAAGTCAATGTCTAATGACGTCAAACTTAAGGCAATTGAAGCTCGTCAAGCCAAACTTTACAAAGAACAATTAGCGGCAACAAAAGCAATCACAGCGCAACAAAAGCAGCAAGCCCTACTTAAAAAGGCTGGCTCAATTTTTGACTTAGAACAGATTCAACTAATTGCAGCCCTCAAGGGTCAGTTGTCTGATGAAGATCGTAAGCGCGTAGAACTTCAGTTTGCTTTGCTTACCGGAAATACCAAGGAAGCCCAGTTACTGACTTATGAACTAGCCAAAGCTCAAGGACTAGGCGAAAAAATTGCTAAAGACTTGGCAAGCCTTCCACAAGCTGCAAATCCCTTTGCTTCATGGTCTGCTTACCTAGATGAACTTATGACCAAGGCTAGACAAGTTGCAAACGTTGGTAGCGCAGTAGTTATCTCTGGCGGTGGTGGTGGCATCAATACAGGCACAGGAAACTATGGCGGTCTTGCAGGTGCAGGACAAGCAGGCGGTGGCGGTATGCCAGTTACAAACGTGGCAGTATTGCCAAAAGTAACTCCTAACCTTGGCTCAAATAATTATGGTGGATTGGGCGGTGCTGGAATTTATGGCGGCGGCGGAGCGCCAGTCATCGTTCAGATTGATGGCAAGGCAGTAGCCTCTGCATTACAAGACTCATCTCTTTCAGGAATCGGATCATCAGTTAATCGAATTACAAGCGAGAGATAAATGGCGCTACCAGCAACTATCTCTGTATCCTTTGACTTCTCATCTGGCGCAACTTTTGGTTATCCCTTTACCATTGGCGACTCTAAGTATGGAATTCTAGGTACTGGCACGCTGGCAGGTTCTACAGTTCCAGAACCAATAGTTGACTTAACTCCTAACGTTCGTAGCATTACCATTGATCGTGGTCGCAATATCCAATCCGATACTTATGTATCAGGCACAGCAGTTATAAGAGTCTATGACCAAGATGGCTCATGGAATCCACAAAACGTAAATTCAATTTATTACCCATACCTAGTGCCACTTCGCAAGATTCGTGTATCAGCCACAACAGCCACATCTCAAAAGTTTCTATTTTCTGGCTATACAACAGAGTACCGATATACCTATGACCAGGCAGAAAACGTTGGTTATGTGGATATCTACGCGGCTGACGCTTTCCGCTTATTTAATCTAGCCCAAATCACAACTGTGGCAGACTCCGGTGCGGGACAAGCAACAGGCACACGCATAGGCAAGATTCTTGACCAGATTCAATTCCCTAGCAGCATGAGAACAGTCAGTACCGGCAATTCACTTTGCCAGGCAGACCCAGGCACACTTCGCCTGTCCCTAGAAGCTCTTAAAAATGTTGAGTTCTCGGAACAGGGTTGTTTTTACATCGACGGCTCGGGCACGGCAATCTTCAAGAGCCGCAATGAAGTAGCCTCATCTATATCTGGCACTCCTATTGAGTTCAACCAATCAGGCGGTATCCCTTATCGCAACCTAGTCTTTGCTTTTGATGACAAGCTCATTATAAACACAGCCAGTATCCAGCGCATAGGCGGTACAGCCCAGACTTATCAGAACGCTGCAAGCGTAGCTAGGTACTTCCCTCATCAATATTCAGCCCAAAAACTTGTCATTGATACTGATGAAAATGCTCTCAATATTGCTGCTACCTATGTCGCTACCAGAGCAGAGACAGTAATCCGCATTGATGCCATGACTGTTGATCTATTAGACACAGCAGTCCCGACAGACACAATGATTGGCTTGGAGTATTTCACTAACGTCAGAATCTCAAACGTCCAACCGGACAATTCAACCATTGTCAAGACCTTGCAGGTCCAGGGGCTTAAATGGGAAATCAGCCCAAATGCAATGCAAGTAACAGTTACAACACTTGAGCCCATCGTCGATGGATTCATCATTGGCAGCGCAGAACGCGGTATAATTGGCGCGTCTGCAATGACTTACTAAAGGAGAACTACCATCGCTACAGGATTCCCGTCAAGCACCGGAGACGTGCTAACAGCCAATATGTTTAATGGTCTAGTGACCTTTACTGTCGGATCAGACCAAACAGCGGATTACACAGCAGTATTAACTGACCAATACCAGACCTTAGTGCCTATGAACAAGGCAACAGCGGTAGCCTTTAAGATTCCTACCAATGCCTCTGTAGCCTTCCCAGTAGGCACAGCAATCACAATCCTTAACAAGGGCGCTGGAACAGTCACCATATCGGCTACAACAAGTGGTACAACTACTGTGCTTAGTGCCGGTGCAACAGCAGCTTCTCCCACACTCGCCCAATACAAAACAGCCGTCTGCATCAAGACTGCTACAGATGTTTGGTATGTTGCCGGAGCTATTGCATAATGATTGGCGCAATTACGGCAGGTTTGGTTAATACACAAATCCCATCATTAACTGTTGAATATTTAGTTGTTGCCGGCGGCGGCGCCGGTGGTTTTGCACGCGCTGGCGGCGGCGGCGCCGGTGGCTACCGAAGCAATTTTGGCGGCACAGCCATTGCGTTAAACAAAAATCAAAATTATTCTGTAACCGTGGGCGGCGGTGGTGCCACAACTTCAACTGTTGGCGGTTCTGGTAGCACTTCTACATTTTCTACAATCTCATCATCTGGTGGTGGCGGCGGTGCATCACCTGATGGCGGTGGTGGTAATGGTGTCGCTGGCGGTTCAGGCAGCGGCGCAGTTCCATCTAGCGGCAGCAAAACAGGTGGCTCTGGAAACTCTGGCGGTTATTCTCCAGTAGAAGGTTATGCTGGTGGTAACGCAACTGCTGATTCAGGTAATTACGGTGCCGGTGGTGGTGGTGGTAGCAGCATTGCAGGCAGCAACGGAACAGCAGTAATTGGCGGCGGTGGTGGTAATGGCACATCTAATTCAATTACAGGCACTTCAATTACTTACGCTGGTGGCGGAGGCGGTGGTACACAAAACAACACACTTGAAGGCGCTGGCGGTTCAGGCGGTGGTGGCGCAGCGGGTAACGCATCACGCGGAGGCGTTGCAGGCACTACTAATCTCGGTGGTGGTGGTGGTGGTGGTGGTCGTACTACTTACGAATCTGGTGGAAATGGTGGTTCAGGAGTTGTCATTATTCGTTATTTGACAGCAGCTGGCACAATTACTGTTGGTGCAGGTTTAACTGGATCAACAGCTACAAATGGAAGTTATAAAGTTACAACTATTACAGCCGGTACTGGCAATGTGAGTTGGGCATAATGGCACACTACGCATTTTTAGATGACTCAAATATTGTTACAGAAGTTATTGTCGGCGTTGACGAGAATGAACTAATTGAAGGCAAAAGCCCAGAAGCTTGGTATTCAGAGTTCAGAGGTCAAAGTTGTGTTAGAACTTCTTACAACGGAAAGATTCGATACAACTACGCAGGCATTGGCTTTACTTATGATCCCATTGATGATGCGTTTATAGCTCCTATGCCTGATTGTGGACACGCAGAGCTAATTCTGACAGTTGACAAAAAATGGGAATGTACTAATGAAGCCCATACTTTGTAAAGCCGGACAGCAACTACGGGAGCAGTTCGATGATACTTACCCGGATAGAGATAGAACCTCGGACGGCTGGATTGGCGACACTCGTCATTCAGCACGTCCTTCTGACCACAATCCTGATGCAGCGGGTATCGTCCGAGCGATTGATATTGACCGGGATTTATCTGGAAAGGCAAAGCCTGACCTCATGCCTGACCTTGCGGATCAGATACGACACGCAGCAAAGTCTGACTCAAGAATTGCTTACATCATATTCAACGGCAAGATTGCTTCCCCTCGCATGGGCTGGCGCTGGCGTAAGTATTCGGGAATCAATAAGCATGACCATCATTGCCATATCTCTTTCACTAAGAAGGGCGATGCAGATAGCACGTTCTTTAATATCCCAATGTTAGGCGGCACAGCATGAACATGAAACACCCAGCAATTATCTCTGTTGGAGCATTTCTCGCAGTATGGGGAACTACCTCTAACTTCTCACTTGATTATCGTGCAATCTTGGGCGCAGTCGTAGCTGGCGTATTCGGATACGCATCTCCTAAGAAGTGACCGCACAGGACTACGCGGCATTATCAGTCGCTATCATCTCAATCCTTGGCGGCGTTGCAGCTTATGTCCAGTTTATGATTAAGCACTACTTGTCAGAGTTACGACCTAACGGCGGCTCATCTATAAAGGATCAGGTTAATCGACTAGAAGCGCGTGTCGATACAATCATCGAGCTGTTAGGTAAGTAACACTTATCCTATGGCTAAGAAAAAGGTCATAGACCTAGACACTTACAACGAGTTAGATGCATGGGCAATATCTCTTCACGAGATGTACAGAGCATTGATTCGTGCTGGCTTTAGGTCTGACATAGCCATGGGCTTGATTGTGGACAAGGACATTTATCCTGACTGGATTCTGCCTAGCCTTCCCAATCGCATAGACAACATTCCCTACGATGATGAGGATGACGATTAAGAGGATCGTAATACTCTCGGACTTGCAAGTGCCTTTCGAGGACGTGCATGTAGTCCGCAACATTGCCAAGTTTCTAGGCACTTTTAAGCCAGACCAGACAGTCACGATAGGTGACGAAATTGACTTTCAGACTATAAGCAAGTGGTCACAAGGCACACCCGAGGAGTACTCACAGAGCCTAGGCGATGACCGAGACCGATGTGTCGAGCTGCTGTGGGAATTAGGCGTCACAGACTGCATACGATCTAATCACACAGACCGGCTCTACAACATCATCATGCGCAAGATTCCCTCATTCTTATCTTTGCCAGAGCTTCGCTTTGAAAAGTTTATGAAGTTTGATGAACTAGGCATAACCTTCCACAAGAACCCGATGCCTATTGCTCCAGGCTGGATTGCAGTACATGGAGACCACACACCCATTAAGCAACAGGGCGGTCTATCAGCCCTTGAGGCAGCCCGTAGGCATGGCAAGAACGTCATCTCTGGACATACCCATAGGGCAGGGCGTAGCGCCTTCACAGAAGCCTCTGGAGGGCGTTTAGGGCGTGTTTTACATGGAGTTGAGGTAGGTAATCTCATGGACTTTAAACAGGCTAGATACACCAAGGGGACGGCTAATTGGCAGCAAGCCTTTGCCATTATGTATGTGCATGGGTCAAGCGTCCAGGTGGACATTATCAACATCGAGAAGAATGGCACGTTCATAGTCCAAGGCAAGGTCTATGGAAGGGTTCGCTAGACCAAACTTCGGCGATGAGGATGTGGATAACATTGTTATCGTTTCGTTACCTAAAATGGGTTGTTGTCTGATCCACTTGCCGTAAAGTTCTTGTTGTAGCCGGAAATACCAGCTGCGAGAGGGGCTCAAAATGGACAATATCTATACAGATTCAAAGGGTAAGAATTTTAATCGCAAGACTGTTTTTAACACAGCCAAAGAACTCAATGAAACCGCCGAAGGTGGTCTATGGACATGGGAAATTGACAAAGACTTCAATTGGTATCTCTGGTTTCAAGAGTTTGCACCAGCAAAGGTTGGTGCATAATGAACCACGATCACATAGTTATATTCTCGATGCTAGTAGGCGCTTTGCCTGGTTTCCTGTTTGGCTACATGAAGGGGCATGAAAACGGGCTAAAGCAAGCGCGCCAGTCTTATCGCCGCCTGACACGTCAGATGGAACAGCACAAGGTTAATCGATGAACGCCCGTGACTACCTCAACGAAGCGCGAGCTACTATCCAGGACAGAG